AGGTTTCTTTCCCTTCTTCTTCATATTTATTGCAATTGCAGCTTGTTGTGCTGGATTTGCTGCTTCTTTTTTCATATCCTTACTATCAAGATAATCTGCAGCAGTATCTAAGTAATCAGATGCCTTAGTAATCTTTGATTGTACCCACGCTTTGAAATTATCTTTCTTACGTGAATGCTTTTCAATACGTTTAGATGCTCTACCTGCAGTTTTTAATTGACTACGAATCATCTCAGGTTCATGATCACCATGTTTTTCCTCATTCATTTTCTTAGTTTTTTTCTTCATAGAGTTAATATACTTACGGTAAACGGCCGCTTCAGAGGTTTTACCCATCTCTCTCGCCCTTTGTTCCATAGCAACAGCCGCTTGAATTTTATGAGCATGCGATCTTGAAGAACTACGTATTTTTGAGACAGAACTTTTAGCAGTAGCCACGTCCTTAAAACCGAGTCCGTGAATAGTTCCTTTAGGATTTTCATCAGTATATAAATCAGAGTGTTTTTTAGAATTTGCAGGTTGCCCTTTCTTTCTAGGTATGCGAGGGTTGGATTCCTCATTCATTGCTTTCTCTAAATCATCTGCCTGTTTTGCATGTGTTTTAGAACCTTTTCTGAGTTTTCCAACTAACTTTTTGACGAATGGTTTATCATCCTTATCGAGTTCTTCACTCATTCTTTTTTTCTTAATTCCAACAATTTTTGATGCAGTTTTTCTAGATAAGGCTTCTTTTTTTCTTTCTAATCTTTTAATTTGATTATAAGTTGAATTTCTTATATCATCACCATCTGGATTATTTTTAGTAGATTTTTTAGCACCCATTCCTGTAGTTGGGTTCATACTCATTTTCATTCCAGTGCTGAATCTACGATTTCTCCTTACATTAGGATATTTGAAATCAACATCTTCACTTACTCCTCCACCGTTGCCACCACCATTACCGCCACCATTACTGCCACCGTTACCATTGGTGCTGCCACCATTACCATTACCGTTTCCATTACCATTCTTTCCGTTCTTTTTGGATTTTTCTGAATCTTCTTCAGGTTCAAGATACCCTCTTCTACCTACAAAATATCCACTTGGAATTTTTTTGCATTTCTTGTCCGTAAAACAATAGTATTGTCCTTTTGGACATTTTTTAGAAGTTCCCTCGTTTATGAATAAATTCAGAGATTTCATGAGATGAGACAAAATTAGTCTATTCTTAGATATTTATAGAATAAAAAAAGAGACCCCGAAGGATCTCTTGAAAAAGATATGTAATTAAAATTACATAAGGTTCTTAACTTGAACTCTCTGATAGTATCTATTAGAGTTAGTCTTGATACGACCACCACCAAATGTAGTTCCTTCAGCAAATGGGTTAGCGACCATTCCGTAACGAGTCTTAAACCCGATTTTTGGTTGGAATGTATCCTGACCAACTGCTCTAACCATTTGTAGAGGCACATATGGGCAGTAGAATAAACCTGCGTCATATGGTGAAGTACCTTTGTAACCAACAACGTAGTACTGTAGTGCAGCACTGTTTGCTGAATATGGGTCGATGTATACTCTGTACTTACCTTGAAGAACACCAGCAAATGTGTTACCTGTGTCATCAACTTGTAAGTTTGCATTAAGTGCAGGTGTGTAATCAAGTACGCCAGCCATTGTTAATGCAGAAGCAACGTCAGCAGAACAAAGGATCATGTTACCCTTTCCTCTACGAGTTCTCTGTGCAATTCTGTTTGCATCTCTTTCGATCTGGAAGAGTAGTCCTTTGAACTTCTCAACTGACCATCTACCATTACTATCTACGTCTAGGTCAAATATACCTTGTGTAGCAGTGTTAACAGCAGCACCAGACTCAGCACTCTTATAGATTGTTCTGATAACTTCTCTGTTAATCTCAGCAAGTATCTCTGTTGAAAGGATATTTGCTAATTCAGCCTCAGCGTTCAATCCGTGGATTGCCTTAAGGTCTTGAGCAAGTTCTAAACTGTACTCTGCCTTTAGTGCTCTGGACTTCGCTGTAACGGTGACTTTCTCGATTGAGAATGCCATCTCGTTGAACTGATCTCCAGCTTCTGATCCAAGTGCTTCAGCATCTGCTGTTGACATACCTTGACCAACTGCATACTGATCTTGACCAGTTCCAGAAGTGTTAAGGATTGCAGGATTGTTTCCTTGATTAGCACCAGGTGAAGTTGTACCGAAACCAACTGCAGCACCTTCAGATGCTTCTCCTGTGTAACCACCTTGAGTAAGGTCATTTCCTGAGTCCTGACCAGAGAACGCTGTATCTACTTCATCGAAGAATGTTTCGTCTCCAGTTTGAGATGACTTACGTGATCTCATCGCAAAGATAAGTCCTGTTGGGCCACTCATTGGTTGAACACCTGCTAGGTCATAAGCAACCAAGTTAGGCATTGAACGTCTGATTAGACTGATTAATACTGGGTCGAAACCAGCTGTAGGTGTTGCACCGTTAGCAACGTCAGGAGCACTACCACCAAAACCGCCACCAGCGTCGTTGGTTGGTTGCTCATACATAAATTGAGATTGCTCTCTTAAAAACTTTTCTTGATTCTCCAAAAGAACCGCAGTAACCATCTTACGATGTGCATCTTCTATTTTAGGTGCACCATCATAACTAAGAATTGGATCCCACTTCTCTTGAAGATGTTCAGCATTGAACATGTCCATGTGAAATTTACCTCGTTAAAAGTGTGTGTTTAAAAATTTACTAAAGAATTACTTTTTAGTGATTCTCTGAAGTGTTGTTAGATAATTTGCCATTGTACCAGTTGACTTTGCTTCTGGTGCATTTGACTCTTCTGATAACATCTCTGAGTCATCACTTTGAGTACTAGCAACTTGTCTTGTTGGGAAATAAGAATTTCTCAATGTAACTAGTTTCTCACGGTAATCGGATTCACTTTCGAACTCAACACTTTCAGCAAGAGATGCAAGTTTATCTTTCTGAGTAACTGCTAGTCCTTCAGAAACGTCACTTAAAATTCCATCTGATTTTGACTCTGCTAATCTCTTGGTCAAACTGACATTCTTGTCAATTTGCTCATTGAGTTTTTCTTCCATATCATCTAATTTATTTACCATGCTCTCAAGTACATCATATTTGTCTTCAGGGATTGATACATAATGTTCTTCAAATAGACTCTTCATTCCTGTTAGGAATGACTCAGACATCTCTGCCTTGAGCCCTTGCTCCACAGCAAGAGAGTTTTCCTCTAACCATTCACCAGCTACATACTCAAGATAAGAGTCAACTCTTTCTGTGAGTTTAATCTTGGTAGAGTCAATTTCTTCCTGTAGTACCTTTGCGTACTCTTTCTCTAAATCTTCCTTTATAACGGAAACTTTAGAGTTAATTGCTGCTTCAAAAATTGTCTTTGCTTTCTCTTGGAACTCTTCCGACAATTCTTCGCCAGCAATTAATGCGTTAATATCATCTTCGATATCAACTTCTACTACTTCTTCCTGTTCAGCAACAACTTCTTCTTCCTCTGTTGTTTCTTCTGACTCTTTGATTGCATCTGCCATCTTCTTACGAAGAACTGATTCAGGTTGCTCTTCTTCTTCTGCAACTACTGTTTCTTCTTCTTTTACTGGTTCTTCAGCAACTACTTCTCCTTCAGTCTCTTCCTCTTCCTTCATTCCTGCAGGCATCGGATCAGCTGGTTTCGCACCTTTATTCACTACATCTTTAACTTGCTTAAGTGAAACACCAGGTGTCTTCAATTTGTTTGAATCGTCATCTGGTTTGGAATTTTCAGGTGTAGGGCCTCCAAGATCCTCGTATGATACGGGTGTACCGCCTGTTGTTAACTTTGGCATTGGATCGCCAGGTTTTGCACCAGCGTTAACGGCAGTCTTGGATTGCTGTGTCTTTACTTCCATTTCTTGTAATTTAGTACCACGGGACATTTTTAACTCTCCGATTTAACCTTTGTTTAAAATTTACTATAGTTATTTATAAATTAAAGATTTGACAAGAAATCGCCAAATAATTCAAGTTTCTTTTCCTCAAGACGTTTTTGGTCAACGAGGGTGTTTATTCTCTTCTGTGTTTGTGCTGCTTGCTGTTCACGAAGAATTCCACCTTCCCAAATCCACTCTTTTCCTTCCATAATTCCTGAGACAAAAGCATCAGGTGCAGATGGATCAGCAACTATATCTGCAGCAGTTGCTAACATGAAATCTTCACCTACAACTTTACATCCATTACGGTCTTCTCTTAATGATCCAACACCACGAGAAGAAACTCCTAACATCACACCTTCATCTAAAAGTGAAGATGCAATTTTACCCATCGGTGTATTGAGCAATTGTGCTTTACCTCTAAAATTATCTCCCTCTTGAACAAGTGATGTAATCTTATGAGAAACACGATCAAGATTTACTGTTGGGCCATCTGGATGTCCAAGTTCACCAAGTGCTCTACCTTTTCCAACAAATGCTTCATTGTATCTGCTAACTTCTCTTGCAAGAGTTTCAACAGGATACATTCTACCATTTCTGTTTTTGATATTACCTTGTAGAAATACACCTTCAATATAAAGTTTCTTATTAGATCCTTTACCTTCGGTAATTATTTTTACGTTTGAGACTTCTTCTGTGATTAATTTCATTGTTCTTAATTAGTGTAACCTACTTTTGATCCTTTAACTGCAGCATTCGCAGCAAATACAAAATGACCAGATTGTTTTTCAAGTAATACACTTTCTGATCTCATTAGAGTAAAAGATCCAACAACTGTTCCACCTTGAGTTTCTACAACAGTTACTAAGTGATCAGCGTTTGTTACAGTGTTTACTAAACGTACTACAGTAGCATTATCAAAATTTGATGCACTACCTGACCCAGTTGGTAAAGCAGCTTCGGCACCTTTAATTAACAGTTTCATTGGGTTCTTCTTCCTCTTGTGGTTCTTCTTCAGTTTCTAATTCACTTGTCACTTCAGTTTCATCTTCAACTTCTGGAACTTCGTCACCAAAAAGTTCTGCACCTACTAGTGGTCGTGCAGTATCTATCATTTCTGCACTCTTTGTGTATAAAATTTCTTTAATTTTATCGCTGATTGCAGCTGAAGAAGCATCATCAACCATCATATCCATTAAATCATCCATGTTAAGAAAGTATAATATTGACTATTATTTATTTATATCTCTCCACCTTCAGGTGCTTCAGTTGCAGAACCTTGACTTTCAAGATCTGGTTCTGTGATCGGTTGACCTAGATCCATGTTAGGATCCATTGGTGCACCTGTGTTTGGATCAACCATTGCATTTGGATCCATTAAAGTTCCATCTTTAATTTCTTTTTTAATTTCCTTATCTATTTCTTTGATGTCATCTTCAGTTTGCTTAAGA